TAGAATTGTTTTGATCGGCGACCTGATGGACAACGCCATCCGCGACAGCGTCGGGTTCAGTTATGGTGCGACTCCTCCGCAGCAGGAATTAGAAACGCTGGTAGAACTGCTTATACCAGTTAAGGACCGCATCGACCTTCTTATCCCTGGCAATCATGAACGACGGTCGCAGGACAGGACGGCCGGTCTTGACGTCTCTGCTCAATTAGCAGCCCTCCTTGGACGTCCCGAGATCTACCGTCCTGCCTGCACCGTTTTACAATACCGGTTCAATAAACGTAAGACTGGTCAGCACAGGACATTCGTGGAAGTTTTGTGTCATCATGGTACTGGAGGAGGTCGCAAGCCTGGAGGAAAGATCAATCGGGCAACGGACCTCGCGATACTCAAGCCGGACGTCGATATCGTTTTGATGGGCCACGTCCACGAAACTGCCACTCGTGTGGAAAAAGTCTGGACTGGGTTCCCTCCGACGGCAAAACGTCGATACATCATAATTACTGGGTGCTGGCTCGGCAGCGAGCAGTATTCCAAAGATGCAGCCTATCCTCCCTCGGTCGAGGGTTCGCCAGTAATCCAGATTGAATCAGTAAATGACAAACCTAGCATCTGCGTGGAGGTCGCATGAGTTACAAGATAGTCGAGGTGGAATGGATAGATGCCTGTGCGTCGGACAATTCGTGGACCCCACTCGAAGAGCTGATTTCTGAGAATACTGTTGCGTGCTGCACGACTGTGGGTTATTTAACAAAAGACACAGAAAGGGAGGTTCAGGTGCTTCAGTCAATTTGCGGAGAGGACGGAGGCGAGGTCATGAGCATCCCCAGAGGCTGCGTCACCAAGCTTAATGTGCTCTCTAGGAGTGAGGAATGACTTGGGTTTGGATTGGCACGGCAGCACTCGCTGCAGCGCTCGTAGGATTTTGCTGTTATACACTTGGCAGCACAGTTGGTTTTATATTAGGATTCCGAAAAGCAGCCTCGGACGTCGTTATCACGCAACTCAAGGAAATGGAGCAGACGCTGGGCGAACTGGGAGATCCAGCCCATGAACAGGAATTGGTGGTGGTGCGTCTAAACAAAGACGAAACCAACGAGCCAATCAACTAATATGGAATTATCGCCCATCCTCCAACTTTTCAAGCAAGAGGGACCTGATGCTCTTGAAATGCTGTCCGAGCGTGAAAAGCTAACCGTCAAATTTTTATGGGATGCCTGGGCCAGACCGACACAGAAAATGCCGGAGGGGGATTGGCGCATTGCCTTATGGTGCTGCGGCAGAGGGTTTGGGAAAACGAGGACTGGAAGCGAGGCTGTCAGATGGATGGCCGAATCTGGCAAAGCCGGTCACATCACGATATCGAGTTCGACCAGCGCTGATATTCGTGACATCTGCCTCGAAGGCGAGTCGGGATTGTTGAATATCTCACCTCCTTGGTTTTTTCCTGTTTACGAACCATCCAAGCGTCGGCTCACCTGGCCAAACGGGGCAAGAGCTGTTTTGGTCAGTGCTGACGAGCCTGAGCGGTTTCGTGGACTGCAGAGTGACTTCGCTTGGTGCGACGAGCTGGGCGCGTGGCGTTATCCAGAAGCCTGGGACCAGTTAATGTTCGGACTGCGGCTTGGATCGAACCCGAGATGCATTGTTACCACCACACCGAGGCCATCCACCATTATCAAAAATTTAATAGCCCGAGAGGACGACGACGTTGTCATAATTCGGGGAACCTCCTTCGATAACCAAGACAACCTGCCTCCTGCGTTTTTCAACTCTATTTTGGAACGATATGAGGGCACTCGCCTTTATCGGCAAGAAGTAAATGCGGAAATCTTGGAAGACGTACCTGGAGCCATCGTTGAGCAGGAGATGATAGAGAAAGCGAGAACTCACCAAGACGACCTGCCACAAATGACCAGGACGATTGTCGCGGTCGACCCTGCGGTTACATCGGGAGACAAATCGGACGAGACAGGTATTATCGTTGCGGGTCTCGGCGAGGACGGCGACGTATACATACTCGAAGACCGTTCGTGCAGAGAGAGCCCAGAGGGATGGGCACGCATCGCGGTCGGCTGCTATGAAAGACACGAAGCCGATAAGATTTTGGGAGAAGTGAACAACGGAGGCGATTTGGTCCGTGCCACCTTACGCAGCGTCTCCAAGGAGATTCCGTTCAAGGCGATTCGAGCGTCAAGAGGGAAGCATCTTAGATTCGAGCCAGTCGGGTCGTTGTTTGAACAGGGACGGGTTCACATGGTAGGTACCTTTTCACAACTCGAGGACCAGGTGATAATGTTTACCCCTGGTGGCTATGAGGGAGGCGACTCGCCAGACCGTGCAGACGCGATGGTTTACGCAGTGACGGAATTACTTTTGGATCCTCATCCGGCTGCAGTGGTGTGGAGTGTTTGAATTTGTCAAGGTCAATCTGTTATTATTCTAACAAATGATTACCAACAGTGATATGTTAGTGACCATCGAACTCCTCGAAAAATTCCCTCAACTCGCGCAAATCATTGCCGAGCTTGTAAATATTTCTCACGAGAAAAAATACGGCAGCCTCACAGTCTCATTCCAGGCAGGTAACATGAGCCATTTTGAAATCAGGACCACACATAAGATTGGGAACCACTGATGGCATTTTTAGATATATTGAAACGACTTACCCAGCAAAAAGGGGTGATGGGGCAGTCAATCGTAATCGTAGACAACGATCAGGCGCTGTGGGCACCACGCGACTATGAATCTTTTGCACGCGAGGGTTACGAGTCGAACCCCTATGTCTTTGCTGCCATTTCTGAAATAGCACGAAGCATCTCTGGGCTGCCATGGCGAGTTATGGAGAAACAGGCGGACGGCGGTTCTTTTGTTACTACCGACATAACCAATCCAGTGGTCTCTATGTTTGAACGGCCTAACCCACAGCAGTCTGGATCCACGTTCCTTGAGGCAGCGATAAGTTACTACATGATCAGCGGAAATTGTTATATCCACGCTGTCGGTCCTGACTCTGGCGCACCAACTGAGCTCTGGCTGTTACGGCCAGACAGAATGAAAGTTATCCCAGGAAATGCGGAGGGATTTGTTTCAGCGTACGAGTACTCCGTGAATGAGAAAAAGCATCGGCTGGGTTACGAGTCGATTTTGCACATACGTTCATTCTCGCCCCGGAATAATTTCTACGGCATGTCGCCCATCGAAGCCGCAGCCAGATCCATCGACTCAAATAACGAATCGAGAAAATGGAACTATAACTTACTGAAGAATAACGCCAAAGTAACATTCGCCTTGACTACAGAGGGCGAGCTGACCGACCAGCAGCGTCAACGCATCAAGCAGGAATTCACCGACAAGTATTCAGGCAGTGAAAACGCTGGGAAACCAAAAGTTTTTGAAGGTGGCATTAAGCCACACGTTCTTTCGCAATCGCCAGAGCAGATGGACTGGACCGAGGGGATTCGGTTGAGCGGAAAGGAAATCGCCATCGCCATGGGGGTTCCTCCAGAGATAATCGGAGACAGCCAAAATAGGAGTTACGCCAGTTACTCTGAGGCGCGAAAAAGTTTCTACATGGAGACGGTGCTGCCCATCGCAGAGGTGTTCACTCAGGAATTGAATATGTGGCTGATGCCACGCATCGATGACCGATTCTATCTGCAGGTCAACCGAGACAATATCGACGCCTTACAGGAGGACCGGAGCGAGGTATGGAGCCGAACCATGGACGCGGTGGGCGCTGGGGTGCTCACGACGAATGAGGCCAGGGACCTGCTGGGCTACGAGGCAGTCGACGGAGGAGATTCACTCGAGATGGCGACTCCGATGCAAGCACCGATGCCTAAAAGCAAAAATGCCACCCCTGCGACCAAGACGGTTCGGAGATGCACTTCAGATGAGCAAGACCCAGACAAACCATCAGCCGACCAAGTGTGGTGCGTGCTGACTGAGGACGAGTCACGGGTTCTCGGTAGACACGCGACACGCATGGAGGCAGAGGAGCAGCTGTATCTAATCGACAGGCAGAAAGATGATGTCAGCCCTGTCGAGGAGGTAAAGATAAATGCCTGGAAAGAAATAGAAAGGCAACGGGAGCGTGCTTATATTGCGACCGAAAAGATTTTCGCGAAAAGGCTAAAAGATGAAATCAAGACCATTGCGTCGGTGCTCGAACAGGCAACTGCCGAGGAGGAGTTGGTTGTTTTATTGGATATCGCAGCAAGAGAGCAAGAAGAGGAGTGGTTCAAAACGCTGAGCGGAGTCTACCTGGGTGTCGGCGAGGGGTTTGCTAATGAGGTCTACGACGGGCTGAAAAGTGCACCTGGACCGAAGCAGATCAAGGCACCAGAGGAGGTCATTGCGGCATGGGAGAGAAAGATAATTGAATATTTGACCCTCTCGATGCCACACAAATTCAAGGACCTATCCCACACCACCAGAGATATGATTCAGGCCACCATCAATTCCTATATCGACGGAGGCATGAGCTGGCGGGACGTTGCCGAGGCAATTTCGAAGAACCTACCTAACACACCCGGCGTAAAAGCGAGGTCGGCGCTCATAGCCAGGACAGAAACTCTAACCGCAGCCTCTTCATCGTCCCATTTTGCTGCGGAGGCCACGGGGCTCCCGTTGACCAAGAGCTGGTTCGGCACACCAGACGACCGAGCACGCTCCTGGCACCGACGGGGCATCGAGCCAGCGCCTTTGAAGGACGCTTATCAGGTGAAACGACCGAGCAAGAGCGGATTCTCAGGTTATGACAGGCTTCAATTCCCTGGCGACTGGAGCCTGGGTGCAGGTGCGGCAAATATTTGCAATTGCCGCTGTGTTGAATTCTATAACAAAATCGGGAGCGAGGAATAGCATGAGGCGAGAAACAAAGTCGTTCAAAATGAAAATAAAAAGCGTGGAGGATTCGGGGCTCTTTACGGGTTACGCATCGACCTGGGACCTGGACCTCGGCAACGATATAATCCGCAAAGGCGCTTTCTCCCGTACCCTTTCCCACAACCAAAACCACGTGATCCTGTGGCAGCACGACCCCACCAAGCCAATCGGAGCAGGCGTTGAGGCATACGAGGACTCCAAGGGGCTTTTTGTTAAAGGCCAATTGTGCCTCGAGGTGCAACAGGCCAGGGAGGCCAGAGCGCTGATGTCCCAAGGTGCGCTCAAGGGATTGTCGATAGGCTACGAAAGCAAACAGGACGAGATTGATGACAAGACAGGTCATCGGGTTATCTCGGAAATTGCGCTCTATGAATATTCACCTGTGTCGTTTCCAATGAACCCGAAAGCGGCAGTTACCAGCTGCAAGCAAGTTTTTACCGATGCGCTCGACGACCTCGTAATGTCGTTGCGAGACATCAAAAGCAATTCAGAGAAGTTGCCACCCCATTGTATTGAGGTGGCGAAGCAAGCCGTTACTGAACTGAAGGTCATTCTAAGTGATCACGACGGAGCCAGCGACTCTTCCAGTGGAACCTCGCAGGCACCATCAGAATCTCTCAGACCCGACCAACATGAAATCGACTCGGATATTCTCCACTCGATACATCAGCTCAGACGCACATTGAGGGATTCCATAAACGGGTAGGTTAAGAAAGCCGTACCCAGTGGAATCAAACGTAAACGAGAGAACGGACTAACCGTTGCGTCCGGTATGGACGCGTCTAAAAACTGGAGAAAGAAAATGAACGAACTAAAGGAACATTTTGAAGCTCTAAACAGAGACTTCACTTCCCTCAAGGAATACAACGACCAGAAATTCAAGGATGTCGCAGACCGAAGCCTTAGCAAGGCTGAACTCGATGAGCGCCTTGAAAAAATTGATTCATCGATGAACAAGCATCAAACCAAGCTGGAAGAACTGCAAACAAAGATGAACCGCCCATCGATGGGAACCATTGAGAACGCAGCTGATGAGAAAAAAGAGGCACGCCGAAAGGCATTTGATTCTTATTTGAGACGTGGCAAGCATGGCATGGACCAAATGGAAGTCAAAACTTTGCAAGAAGGCGTCGACGCTGATGGTGGAGCTTTGGCTCCTGACGAATTCATCGCGGACCTCTTGTATGTTCTCGAAAACAAGAATCCGGTGCGGCAACTTTGTAGGACCATGACAGGACGATCTAAGCAAATAGATTTTCCTGCTCGCACAGTTAACTTGGCTGCAAACTGGGTAGCAGAGGCAGGAACCACATCGGCAACGCAATCGACGTATGCCACCAAGACCATCGATGCGCTGAAAATCTCAGCGATGACTCCGGTCACGGTAGAGCTGCTGGCTGACTCTTATCTAGACGTTACATCTTTGCTGGTGGAGGATTTTGGGGAGGCATTCGCTCTCACTGAATCGACCGCCATTCTAACTGGTTCAGGCTCAGGCGAGCCAGAAGGAATTATCACAAACGCATCGGTGCCGGTTGTTCAAGACGGGACCACTCTAGTAATCGGTGAGTCAACAATCATCGACGCATTCCATGATTTGAAAGGCGGATATGCCGCGAACGCCACATGGACCATGAACATGGGCACATTGGGAGCGATCCGAAAACTGAAAGCGACAACGAGTGGCGATTATCTCTGGCAGCCAGGTCTGTCAGCAGCTGATCCATCCATCCTCCTTGGAAGACCGATTGTGGTTTCCGATTCCATGGCTGCTTTTGCAACAGACGCAAAAAGTATCTTGGTCGGAGACTTCAAGGGTGGCGTTGTTTATGACAGACTGGGCATGAGTGTGATTCGTGACGATTATACGTCGGCAGCTGACGGAATTGTTAGGTTCATCGCACATCGCAGAACTGGTTTCTTAACTGCGGATCCGGCAGCATTTGTCGTACTCCAATGTGGAACCTAGAGAGGAAACATGATTGTTAGGTTTCTAGTCGACAGCGTGATAGCCAAGAAATTATATTTCAAGGGAAGTATATATGCTCTCGACGACGAACTCGCACAATCTCTTTTGGAAACAGAGCCTCCCACTGCTTGCGTCTTGGCACGTAAGTCGGTGGGGGGCGCTCCAGAGAACAAGATGAATAAGTTTAGATATAAAACGAAAGAGCGGACATGAAATTCCTGAGTTTAGTTACAGGCTCGACCAATGCCGTCGTTACGACAGCGGAGGCGAAAACATTTCTTAAAGTGGATACGTCTGACGACGACGCGCTCATCGATGGCTACGTTTCGATGGCTACGACATACCTCGAAAATTACACCAACCGTTCATTCCTAACATCGACGTGGCAGCTCTCGCTTGACGTGGTGGACACCAATGTGGCGTTCATCGAACTCCCTCGCACTCCACTCGGTGTTATCAACAGCGTCAAATATTGGGACAACGACGACGCTGAGCAGACGTGGGCATCGAGTAACTATGAGGTAGACAAGACGAAACAACCAGGCAGGCTTTTCCTTGCGGATGGTGGGATGTGGCCGACAGACATGCGATCCATCAAGGCGATGGTTATTGAATTCACGGCTGGGTGGGGTGACGCGACGGCGAACATCGATGCGTTCTATTCCGAGATCGTTCAGACTGCGGTCAAGACAGTTGTCGCTGGACTATATGACGACCGCTCAGGACTGGAAGGAAAATTCGGCGAGTCGACGACGACACCTGCCAAAAGAATGGTGGAGTCATTGAGGGTACTTACTCTGTGAGCATTACCTTTTCACAATTCAGGAATCGGGTAACCTTCCAGGAGAATGATGAGACTCCCGACGCTGGAGGATGGAAACAGGCGGAGGATTGGCAGAGCATAGCAACGGACCCGACGGTATGGTGTTCAGTGGTTCCAATAACTGCGGACGAGAGTTTCACGGCAGACGCTGACATACCAAGTGTGACCCACAGGATTTTTTTAAGGAATCGTGACGACCTTAATACTGGGAAGACCCGTGGTAAAATAACGCTGAGAGGGGTCGAAAGGTTTTTTTACATTAAA